GTAGTGGCCGCAATCATTTCTATTACATGAGTTTATTTGTATTATAGTGGGAGCAATCAGAGGAAATGTTTTAATTCCAAATAAATGACATAAATCCTGAACTTCATACACTCGCAATCCATTACCCGATAATATCCTACGCTCATCTCCATTACATTGAGTTAGCCATACTTGCCTTACCATTTTATATGTAACGAATTCACCCGCCAACATCGCTACACACGCAATTCCACAGCCGAAAGGATCTTCTTGTTTTATATATTTAATCATAGTTTAAGTCTGTCATATTTTACTCAATTTATATCGCATCAAATTTTCCCACTCGAATGGAACAGAATCTTTAATTAATTTATGCACTTTTTCAAATCCTAATTTTGACGGGTCTTTCCCATCTAATTTTATTAAATGAACATTAACACCATATTTCCATAATAATTCACAATTCTTAATGGCATCTTCCAATGCGTCATTATCCAATATCATATTAACTCTCTTTACTCCATTAGAAATAAGTTTCTCTTGTAATTTTTTCTGTGGATATTTTCCAAATAGAGGAATGGCATTGTTACGAATGCTTATCGCATCAAAACTTCCTTCGCAGAGATTAATATCACAATTATAATTAATCAAATTCTCGAACCCTACGATATCATTCGAAAAGTCCGCCTTTGTATAACGGTATCCACTATCATCCTCGTAATATTTTCTACCAATATAGAAATTTAATTTATTATCGATGTCATATGATGGGATTATTAATTGCTGTGCAAATTTACCAGTTTCTGCAAAGCCAATATTATATCTCATAATATCAACCATCCCAATCCCACGAGTTTTTAAATAGAACAGCACATTTCTATATTCTACGCCGTCTGGGGCAGATGATATGGGAATAAATTCATCGGGCAATCGGAGGTCGGTTTGGCCTATTTTTTTCTTATATGTTCTTACTTTCTTAATTTCACCTGAAAGTTCAAACATCTTGTCTCTAAGATGTTTGGGTGCATTTAATTTTTTCAATAAAGCACCAAAAAATCGAGTTTTAAAATTACAACGCCAACAATGGCTATATCCCAATTTTTCTCCTTCAATACATATTTCCAATTTTTTAATCCCATCATGTCTATTACATATAGGACACTCAAATAACAATTGAGTATTTCCTTTCCGTAAAGTTGACGGTTGATGAAACGCCTCGGTCAATATGGATATAATATCTGATTTTACTAGCATTTCTACTAATTATATCAGAAAGAACGTCGACGTTCAACTTTTTTTAATTCTCAGGTCTCCATATCGTTTTATATACCGAGGGTCGGCAAACATACATTTATCACAGATATTAACTTCTCCGGCATTTCCATAACCTTTCCAGTAACCGGTGCTAACAACATAATATCCAGCCGTCATTATTATACTTTTAAAGGAATCATCTAAAATTCCATCAACTGTTGATTTACATCTATCACACGTGATTGTCTTTGGTATTTTCATATTATTTTATTTTATTGACGAGTCGACATCCTAGATATTTATTATAGTAATTTTTATCGAATATCGCATTGGAATCTACTATATGTTTAACTTCGGCATAATTTAGGGTTAATTTCGAAGGGCACCACTGCAAAATTTCAAACGCAAAATTCTCTTTGCCGAGTTTTTTTATATCTTCTTGAAGTTCTATACAGGAACCACAATATGTTTGGTAATCACTTTGCTTGGTGCCTCTGCGTTTATTCGTATTCCCTTTGAGCGGCTTACGTGATGTTTTAAATACGATCAATTTTCTTCCGATGTATTTTCTACCATCTAATTTATTTGAGATGCAGTAAATAAATCCAATCGAATTTTCAATAAATTCAACGTTACTCGTCCAGTGACCTAGTTCTATCATATCTATAAATAGAAAAAATCCCACGATTAAGTGGGATTGTTAATTTAAATTTAGTTTGTTATTTTTTATATGGTGTCACGTTGATATTATTAGCATATCGAGATAGTTCTTTATATGTTCCGCCATCGGAAATACCCTTCATATTAGTCTGGCACTGCTGTTGTTTAATATCGAATGCCGTGCTATCCTCAAATAATTTGGCAGCGAGAGATGGCTCGATAGTTGATCCACCCGCTAATTTTGCGTTGAATGCCTCGCCTACTTTTTGAGATTGATATCTTTCTTCAAGATTCATTGCGAGGCTTGTTCTGATTGTTTCTTGTGGCATAATATTTTATAGTTGTTATTATATATAAATATAATTAAAAATCCATTTTAACACATATATTTAAGGGCAACGCCCCTTCATTCCTAATAGGAGTTCCTAATTTTGCAACGGCAATAAGTTCTAAGTTGTTGTTATATAAACCAATGCTACTTATCATCGGCACCAGATAACTACCAGTCGGATCATTGCTTACATTGTTTTTGTAATTAAAAAACTCAGGAGTTATATTCGGAGATTTATTTCGTCCACTTACTCCATCTAGACAATCAATGGCTAAGTTAAGTGTTTTTCTCGTTGAATTCAAAGTTACATATGAAGAATAATTTTTTTGATTTAATCTATTACTAAAATATTTCCAGATGATATTCATATCATTGATATCTATTAAATTATCGCCATTAACATCTAGATAAGTTTGAAATTTTTTGTTGGTGAAGTCCCATAATGGAATATAGTTCGATAATAGTTGAGAAGTGTATGTATTATTATATGATGGTAATGCCTGATAATAATTTATTAGACTTATTTCATCGGCTGCAAGTTTTATTGAGGATTGCCAATTAGTAGAAAGGGGCAAGCCCAATGCCTGTGTATTTTTATATTCCATATACCGCAATATAATATCGACATCTTCATAATCAAATTGACCATTGGAATTTAAGTCTAGGCTATAATTGGGCTGATCTAAGGCTGTTGGGTTGGTGCTTACATTGAATTCGCCGGGTGAAATGGAGCATATGACCTGCTTTTCATAAATCGTATTTTCCCCTTTAAAATTTAAATTGTATGAATAATCACCTGTCGTCGTAGTTGGAAATAAATTTTGAAAGATAGAACCAGACGTGTTTAATACAACCTTACCATTTCGATAGAACACATTCCCAATATGAAATGAGTCTTGTAAGTTGTTTAGGTTGTATATGTAAGATTTCCCACATATCTCGTCCAAGGTAACATCATTACTCTGAGTTGTTATAATATTGATAGCCGGAGGAGTTGATGACGATATTAACAGGGGTGCTCCGACAACCATAGAATAATCTGCAATTGAAACGTTATGCCCGAATACTCTATAGGGACTTAAATAGTTCTTTTTCTTCTGAAATATGTTTTTTATATCCCAACTACCACTTTCATTTATAAATAAAGCAACTTGACCGTTTACCGAAGTTAAAGGATTATTTTCACATTGATAATATTGATTGAGCGTATTTTCAACATAATCTGACGTTATAGAACCCTGATTCGATCTTGGTATTCCTGCCACGGCAAATGAATCAAACATATCAACGGAATATCCAAGATTATTATTCCGTAATACTTTCTCATTACCATATGTTTTGTATTCGAGATTAAATATAGATGAACTTGGATTGCATCGACCGAATATTGATACTGATCCTTGTTGATACATATCGGAGCCGTCATATTCATAGACAGTTCGGTCTAAATATTCTCCTATTATAACGGAATCGCCATACGTAGATACAGAACTACCAAAACTACTCGATTGATTTCTAATCAAATTATATGGGTCATACTTCCCGAATGTTAATGGGTATGTATCGTAGTTGGGGGTAAATGTATAAGTCTCAACCCATTGAATACCATTAAACTCATAGAAAAATGCTTTACATGCCGCCGGATTTCCACATCCAACGATTAATCGTCCACTTGAAGTATTCTGATCTTTGTTTAATTTTAAACTATATCCGAAATTAGTATTTGATATCGTATTACTCGAACTAATTTCTTGGAATAAATTCCAACTTCCACTTACATTATTATATATAAATACCGACCCCGAATTATTATTCTCGGCAGGACAGCCAATTGCAAGCCAATCGGTATTAATAGATACGGCGGTTCCAAATGAGTTATTAACGCTTGAAGAATTTGGAATGCTCTGTATTAATGAACTATATGATGAAGTTAAATTTATCAATTCCAAATCAAAAACACATACACCCGAACCACTTGCGTATAATGGTTGGCCAGCAATTAAACTCTCTTGTAAAAAATAGGGACATCCCACAACTAGATTAGTATTCATTAAATCTACAGAAGTTCCAAATGAATTCTGAAGTTGTATCGCCATCCCGTCGTCTAATGATATTTCTAATGGGTCTTCTGTATTTATTAAATCACTAGTTTCCGCTGCCAATAACATATCGAACATAACCGGGCAGGTTAACGTATAAATTAATTCGTGCTCGTCCAGTGATTTGTTAAGCCGATAACATGCAACCGATCCGGTATGATATACACTTGCCGATGTTATATCATAAGAAATAAAATCGGGATTGGCTATAGCAACATAATCGGCATATGTTGTCGTTGCTATTCCATAATTATTATTTGTTATATTAGTATACATACTTACTGAAGTGTTAGATTTAATATGAAGAATGGAGTTTCACTTCCATTAAGATATATTGATACAACTCCATTGGTAGTTTGATTAATATATACTGGTATTTCTTGGTTTCCAGTAAGAACAAATGGAGTGGCTAGTGAGGTGTCAAAATTACCATCGGGATATAAGGTTACACCGTCGGATGCGACCATATTTATCGTCACGGGTGAATTTGATGAATTTAAAATTCCAACCGACGCTTGCCCATAACTAAGATATTGTTGGCCACCCAGAGTATCGCCCGATGACAATATTAGGGGGTAATAGAAATAATCTTCCCCATTGTCATAGTTGCATATAATAGGAAGTGTAACGTTCACACCACCCACCCCGGCTATAATAACATTTTCGAAATTTCCAACTTCTTGTATTCTATAAAAGATATTATTTCCGACCATCATATTTCCATAACCATCATCATAAACCACAACTTCATCATCCGTCGAAAAATTATCCATCATTACACTATTAGGAATAATAGTGTTTCCAAATATAGTTTGAGGAACATTCATCAATAAAAAATCATCACGAATCTGACGATTGGTTTTTGAAAGCCCAAAATCAATATTTTCCAACCCAAAGGTATTTACTGGATTATTAGATGAATTATAAAATGTATGGTTTATCTGCGAATATATTAATCGAGTATATGTTCCATCAAGATTCCGTGGTTCCGTTATCGCATTAAAATGCCCGCTTCCAATCTGTCCCGATTGAAAATTGACATAATCTTGAGATTGTTGCTCCAGTGCAATGCTACATGCAGAACTTGATGGGTAGACTCCCGGACTAATAGGATTCATATAATCAACATATTCCAATGCAATAGAAACATCTACGGAAGATGTAGAATCTAATAATATTAAATCGCTATTATCGACATTATGAAGATTGCATGGCGAGGCAATCGTTATTGGTGTCAGAACAATATTTTTAGGATTTATATTTTTAAGCATACTCTACAATATAACTATTATCAGATGGTAGATTTTACCGTCCTATTATGGTTAGCCTACCTGTTAACTATTGATAGACACTTTTATAAGTGCCTCGGAAGAGAATGACTTAATTAGTGGTCGACTTAGTTTCGCAACCGCTATTAATTCATTATTATCATTGTATAATCCTATCGTAGTAATATATGTCTGTGGGTTTGTTATAAAAGAAGCATTATAAATTTGCCCAGCCGGATGAACTGAATCCGTTCCGTCATATACAAACGTGGGATTATTACTGTAATTAAATTCTTTATTCTTTACTCGTATATAATATTGAATATATGGAACGAATTCACTACACTGAACATTCATTCCCATCGTGGATGTGTTAATAGCATTGAACAATACATAATGATTTATAGTATAATCAAACCCATTACTAAGGCCCGGCGAATATTGATACGTTCCCGTGTTAAGGCCAACTAAATTTGCAATTGCTGATGCATTTAATACAATTATACCAGATGCCGGGAAGAATGTTCCGAATCCTCCATATGTCGGAGGGTTCGGGGGGTTTGGTTGATTTGTTAAACTTATTATTTGATACGATGTATTTACCGTCGAAGAATACGTTGAGTCATCGATAAACGTAAAATTACCATTTGATCCACTCAAACTAAATTGAATAACCCCGGCATCAACACTGTCTTTCATTTTAAATGACGAAAATGAAATTACCCATATATCATTAGCAATTACCACAGAACTGCCACTATTCATATAGAATAAATCGGAGTTTGCTAAGAGGTTAGAATATTGTGTATAAATTGCCTTGGAGGGATGTGCTTGTATTGATGTCATGTCACTTACAAATGAACCACTTCCTAAATTTCCATTTACATTTCCATATGTTATAGAAAAATAGGGATCCATATTGTTATGTTCCGTCTCCGTGGGAAACACGTTTAAATAATACATCGTGCGAAGAATATTATATGGATTAGTTCCATACGATGGATTTGCATTTGATCCAGTTAAATCAAAAAAATCGGATACCATCAAACTCTGGGTAATTGCCAATGCATTATTAGGCCATATTCCCGTAGAGACTTGGTTAGAACGTCCTGTAACTATGTCGTTGTCTGGATCGAATGTGTCAAATATCATAAATTAAATGGTTAATGATTGTGGGACTACAACAGTTACTTCGATTGAGATAGATCCTCCCGACTCATTTCCCACAATGGTTAAATTTGTTGTAGTTGTCACATTCAGTGTGCTATTTGGTATGAATGCAAATACATTTCCAATAACGGTCTGAGCACTTACCGTGTTAATATTCCCGACAAATGACGGAACTATATTGGACGGTGTATTTAATGCGTTTCCTTGTTGAACGATTAACGTTCCGACATTTTTATTTCCTAAAATCGCAGTGTAACCAGCCGTTAGGTTATATGCAGGAGCGGTCGACGGGCTTATTATTATATTTCCCGTATAACTACTAGGAACTGAGATATTAGGTTGTGCAATCGTTATTACTGGAATTGACGTAACTCCTTGATTTAACGTTACTAATTTGTATTTTAACATCTGAGTTTCATCTGATAAGGGTTCAAATATAGGAGTGCTCCGCAATGCTATATCATAGTAAGCACTGCCGCCGGGATTAGTCGGATCATACAAGGTATAATCTATTTCATCATCGGCAAGGGCAAATGATGTAATATTTAAGTTTCCATTTTGAGCGAGTAATTCCCTTCCTCTCTGAGTGAGAATTGCATCGACGGTAATTACAGTATTATCCAAAAATGCCATATTATTTTACTCCTAGTTTTTTTAGTAATTTAGTCATCGATGATGAGTTTACTCCATATTTATTTGCAAGACTTTTAATGTTCATTATATTATATAAGTATATATGTTTTATATTTTCATACTCGTTTTTTGGTATTTTATTTTTATGATATCTACCTTCGGTTACAGCCTTTCTTACGCCAGCACTGATATTGCATCTTTCATCTACACTCATAATCTTCGGGCGGCGGTTCATTTCAACTTTGATATTAATTTGCACTTCCACTTATATCTAAACTCCCCGTTGCTCCTTGAATTAGTATAAATACCAGATTATCAGAATTCTTTAATGTATTGATATCCACAGATGATGAGATGACGGTATAAAAACCATTACTCGAAGTATATGTTGAGCGGGTAACGCCTTTTACATAGATATCAACTCCAAAATCGTATGGGTTATAACCAGATTGTTCCATATATTCAATATCGGAGTTTAACATAAAAGAAGCCGACCTATCCATATCGATTTCGTATAGTTCAGCATCGCCGGTATTTATAGATGACTCAATCGGTTTAAACTGATATTTGGGACGTTCCAATATAGTTGGGGCGATTAATATGCCGCTAACAACATTTGCTCGTGCAGGAAGTAATTTTTCAATGGAAGAGAATATCGATTTATTAAAATACAGTCTATAAATTGTCATTAACTCACCAAATAATGTAGTTTGTTGTTTATTTCGCAAACTATTCACGTAGGCTGCTTGTAATTGCTTTAAATTCAAATACTGATTATCATACATTAATGATGGGTCTCCAATAGTGGATATTAAATCATAACTTCCAATCTGCCTCACAATATCTTTATTTTTAAACTCCTGTGGGTCTAAGAAAAGTCCTAATAAGTTTGACGATGGGCTGGTTGTCTCTATGTTTTGCGTTGAAGTTTTCGAATTATCAAGTCGGCACACAACTTCCTGATGTATATTATTAACTTTATTATTGCCAAATTGGGTGGGACCATAGTAAGACGAATTAATTGTATTTAAATATTCGAATTCGGTAAATTGATAGGGATAAATTCCAATACTAGAAGTTTGACATGACGCCGTATCATGTGATGATGTAGTGGCACCTTCCCATGCATTTGAACTACTCAAATAAGTTGAATATAGAGAATTAGAATTGTTCCATATCGATGATGAGTTTATATCAAAGGGATAATCAACACTCATTCTAAATAATAAATCTTCTTGATTGCCATCTTGATCAGTTGAATATGAATTTATATTATTTACATAATCTTCAAAAGTTGCATCGGAAACGACATTTTGAAAAATTTCTAGTTTATCAAAGGAGCCGACAAGAGGAGTTGAATTATGAGGTAGGAACCAGCCACCAATGACTATTCTCGTAGTTGGGAGTCCGTCAAAATTAATCATATGTTATTATGTGTGAATTGCACCATCAT